ACGTGCGCAAGTTGGTTTCACGGTTTACGGGTACGAACGTGTGTCAAAGATGTGTGCTGTTCCAAAAGATGTCCGTGGCCCTCGCCTTATCATGTCCGAACCCAACACAAGTATGTGGGTTCAACAGGGTCAGCGAAGATTGCTTGAAAGAGCGATATACCAGGGCACGAGTGGAAGAATCAACTTTCGGGATCAACGAATTAACGCAAACTTAGCGTTAGCCGCATCCAGGACTGGAGAGTATGCGACGCTTGACATGAGTAACGCGAGTGATCGCGTCTCGGTAAAGCTCGTATCCGATCTGTTCTGTATGTGTCCGAAAGTGCTCCCGTACTTGATGGCATCTCGCAGTAAACACGCCGACTTAGATGGCGTCATCACCCCCGAAATGGAAGCGATATATGCGTTGCCACGCGGCAAGCATGTATTACGCAGCTTTGCCCCGATGGGGTCGGCTGTGTGCTTTCCGGTTGAGTCCGTTATCTTCTGGGCTCTTGCGGTGTCATCTATCTGGAACTCGGAAAACACCCTTGACTGCGAGGGGAGGCGCCTGATCGAAGAATCAGTGTACGTGTTTGGGGACGATATTATCATTCCAACCAAATACGCGCAGCAGGTGATGGATGACCTAACCTTGTTTGGGCTAAAATTCGGCCCAGAGAAGTGTTTCACAAAAGGTCCATTCAGAGAGTCCTGCGGTTGTAATGCCTTCGACGGAGAAAGAATTGAACCCGTCATGATCAAAAAGGCATTGCCGCTCGCCTTGGAAGACGTTGAGAGGCTCGCTGCATGGTTTGATTACGACCGGCAGTTTGCTTACAGATGGATGTGGAAAACATGCGCATGGATTGAGCAGCAGATTATTCCTCTGTTTAGGGAGGACTCTGTTCCACTCGGTTATGCTACGGACACACCCATTCTGCATCTGTTTAGTTTCTCCACGTATAGCACGATGCTACTAGCCCCCTTGGGCACGGGAGAATTCGACGTCACGTCCTTTGAACAAAGGATTGCCTGGACCAGGCCAGACTTGCCGTCTTATCAACGGCGTGTAGTGCGGGCTAATGGGTTCGTGAGTACCATTAGCGCGGGAGCAGGTCGTGATGAGACCGCTGCACTATTTGAATGGCTCAGTATGCGGAAGGTTGTACCACCTGGTTTCACCCAAGGTGTTCCGGCCAACCGCGTATTGGACGGGGTTTGTGGGGAGCATGTGTACCGCTCATCCCGGGGATTCGCTACCGTAGAGCTACGGAGGACGAATTGGGGTGTAGAAACGGACTGGGCCATAGCCAATCTGACGCGGCTAGGGTCCGGTTACGAAATAAGACACCCAAGGCATCCACACGATCAAGGTGGGACTGATAAATCCCCTTGGTCAGACTTGATCAACCGGCTTACTAACCGGCGGTTATCACACGACCGAACTTAGTCATGGATAGGGACTCTCGGGAAAGGTATATCCTTGCAGAGCTCACAC